AAGCATACCTCCTGGTCGTTTTTGTTTAATTAATTCTGATTGTATAGCAACTGATATAAGACGGCCAAGTTCTCTACTCTGTTCTGCATCTCCTTCAACAGAAGAACCAGAAGCATCTACATTTACCACGATATTTGTTGAACCACCAAGAGCATGATTTGGTGTAACCATACCAGAAACTCCTGGTGTAAATAATTCTGGTCCACGTTCTCCTACAAGATATGATTTACCTCCTTTAGCCATACCTCCACTAGCTAATGGACCATCAAAATCAGCGACTGTTACTATACTACCTGTATTAGCGTATTGACTCATTTCATCTAAATTAACACCTCCTCCTCCTCCTGTTCCACCACCAAAAGCATTAGCAAATAATCCTAAAAATCCTCTGGATAGTTGTGCAGCAGCCATTTGTGCAGCCATATCTAAGAAATGATCTGCTATACGCATAAACATATTTCTAAACGCATCTTGAACACTCATTGTTCCTTTTATTATTCCTTTAAATGATTCTGCGAATGAACTTTCTATAGTCTTACTAAGTTCTACTATTTGTTTTTGTGTATCCATTAAGGCTTCTAATCTTTTATCAACATCAATGATCGCAGCAGCTACAGGATTAGCTAATATTTTTGCATTTCTTAACCTTTGTTCTGCTAACTCTTTTTCCGCTATTGCAAGATCTCTTACATGAGTAAGTTCTTCTAATTTTTTAGCACTTAGACCTTCTACAATATTTTCTTGTGCTCTTCTAAGTTTTTCTATTGCTTGACTTAAATTTAATTCTTCTTTTAAAACATTTAAATCTTCCGAACTCATCCTTAAAGATTTTTCTTCTAACATAGTTTTTTCTTTTATAGACTCTATTTCAAAATTTCTTATTTCTCTTATTTTTCTTTCGGCTTCTTTTAATGCTGCATCTTGATCTAATCTAAATTGTGCCCCTTCTGGATCAACAACTTCATCTAAAATTTTTCTAACTGCTTGTTTAAATTCTGGTGAATTAAGAACATCCTCTGGTATATTATTTTCTATTAAGTCTCTACCTATAAAACCAGTTGCTTCTTTAAAAGCTGTATCAAATTCTGCTCTCGTTCGTGGTTTACGAGATCCTGGTCCATCTGTTACAAACTCTCTTACCTGATCAAATTCAGAAACAGGAGTTACTCCTAATACTCTATTTATATCTTCAATAAATTTAGCTAATGGTCCAGCTACTAAAATAGTTAATGCTGTTCCTAATGTATTAAGTTGATTTTGAAATTCAATAAATTCTTTACCAACATCATCAATATTTTCAACACCTTTTCCAAATCTTTGATTAAATGCATCTAAAGCTAAAGATGCTGCTGGCCCTTCTTGACCTAAATCTTTTAAAGTTTGTACAGTATCTGAAAAAGGTGTATTTGATCTTCCCAAAGATTGAACTAATAATTCAAGATTTTCTGTTGGTTTACGAAGAGCATCTCCTAAAGCTCTTGCTTTTTGTGCTAAAACATCAAATTGTTTACCTAATTGTGTACCAACAATAGAAAGACCAAATCCTAATCCACCACCTAAAAATCCACCTGCAATACCACCAAGACCACCACCAATAGATGCTCCTATACCCTGACCAAATAATAGAGGGAAACCTCCACCAATTAGACCACTACTAAGAGCATTTCTCCTTCTACTAGCAAATCCACCAGGCTCAAAAAACATTCCACCTTGTTGAAATTGTCTATTTCTTCCTAAAGTTCTATTAAAGAAACCTTCTCCTGCTAATAGGGGTGGTGCAGGTTGTGGACCTATCGGTGCATTATACATAGTACTAGGAACAACAGCAGTTTTTAACTCTTTTTCCATCTCCCTTATTCTTAAAGTAACTTGTTTAAATCTGTCACTTGTTCTATCTAATCTTGCTTCAAGATCTCTTAAGAATCCTAGATATTCATTTATAGCTTTTCTAGTTTGTGTTGGTCTAAAGGACATTAAATCTTCAAAGCTAGTTCCTTGTGCCATTGGAATAGCACCACCTAAATTACCTGCTGTAATAGCAGCTTTCCTACTAAACTCTTTTAACTCTTTAAATCTTGCAGTAAAATCTGCTTTCTGAATGCCTTGAGTTAAAACATTATATTCTCCACTAAATAGCTTTACATTTGCTCTTGCATCTCGTAATGCACGAGAAAATGTTCTTATTTCACCAGCATTATTATTTATTTGTTTTGTATTATTTACAAATGCATTATTAGTTAGAATTACTTCATTTCTTAAAGCTGCTACTTTATCTTTGAACTTTCGCATAAGTTCAGCAGATCCACCTTTAATTCCAGGTATTATTTCTTGTGACTTAATAGATTTGGCTGTATTTTCTACTTCTTTTAATTGTGTTTGTAATCTTTTTAACTGTTGCGTCTGCGTTCTGACATTAATATTAATTCCGTACTCTGCTGCCATTTACTCGACCCAATAAATTACTTCTATCTTACCGCCTTCTGGGTTTCATGGCTTGTTTTTTTTGCACTTGTTCTTTATATTTTTCTTCTTCTTCATTTTTTAACTCAAAAAATGCAACCCAAGATATTAATTCTTCTCTTGATAAATTTTCTGTAAGTTGTTTTAATGTCATTCCTAACTCTTTAGCTAAAAAAAACATTAAATACCATTCTCTATTAGCTTTTTAATGCTGCTTTCGCTTCCTCCACTTTTAAATTATCTCCAGATGTCATCATTGCCATCTGTATGTCTTGTAAAATACCTGCATTTATTTCTCTTCTTAAAGATGCTTTATGACCATCTTGAAATAATCTTTTGCCATTTTCATCTAATGCTTTTTCAATCATAAGATTTAAAGCAAACTCATTGCCATCATCACCTTTAGATTTAGCCATAATTGATTCTCTTTCTGCAATAGTTAATGGATGCCAATAAATTTCTAATACTGTTTCTTCTCCATCTTTCACTTCATATTTATATTTTTGGCTAACACCAAACTTGTTTCTGAGGAGTTCAATCGCTTCCATAGTATTCTAATATAATATTTATATTATACTTATATTAGGCATTTGCTGTAAATTGACAAGAAATAATTCCTATAAAATGACTTCTATCCTCTATTTGTAACATAGTTGGACCATTTATATCAGCAACTCTTGGAGTACAACTAAATGTATCAGTATAGTCAGAAGCATTAACAGAAGTAAGTCCATCAATAACAGATTCACTTATAGCAGATACAACTGAAGTTCCTTTATTTTTTGGCACATAAATATTACATTGAATAACACCAGCATAGTAATCAGAGGCAGCACCTTGATTCTGAATAGTTGATTGAGTAAAACTTAAATTCATAGTTATATATTTTTTAGTTTTTCCAGGAGTTGTGAATGGCACATTATCATTAAGAACAGAAACAGTATTATCTGCTGCTACTACCGCATCTGTAACTGCTTTTTCAAAAGCTGCTCTGGCATTAACTAAAGTCATAATTACGAAGGTTCAATATAACGCTGAGTAGATCCAGGCTTGATCTTACCAAAACCACTACCAGGTCTAGCTCCTACATATATCTTACCTTTCTCTCTCATATTATCTTTAATAATTTTACCAGCTTCACCTTGAACCCATTGTGAAATTACAGGATTTTCTGAAGCATAGCCAGCATATTCAGCAGTGTTACCAATATAAATATCTTTATCTCTAAATTTGTAATTAGTACCAACAGGAAAACGAGGATCTATTACTGGATTATCAGGTCTTGAACCTGCTGGTTTCCAACCCTCACCACCTTTTGGTAAATCATGATCTCTTTTTATTGATGCCCAAGGCTCATGGTCTTCTCTGCGATCAGTTTGACCAATAGGAGTTCTTCTTACTTTCCAACTAGATGCTAAAAAACCAGTATAAACAGGACTAGCTTCAGCCGTACTTAAATTTGCATGAAGTTCTCTAATAGTTTGTGCAAAGTCAGCATCTAATTGTGCCATCTGATTATTCATTACATTATCAGCATTAAACTCCTGTTCTCTTGGCATTAAAACCTCACCAAAATAGTAAACAGATAAGTCTGTCCACCTTGTTTTGTATCAATATCAGTTATCTGTGCAACTCTTGTAGATCCAGCATAAGTTAATGTAATTTCATCATCAAAATCAGGTTGATTATCTCCAATAAGATCAGGTGTTATATAAATTTTTGCTTGTCTTATTTCTCTACTATCATCTTCAGTTGATCTTACAAATTCTACTGGTGCTTTAATGCTATAAGTCGTATCAGTTGTAGTGAATGCTCCTGTACTTGTGTTATAACTGCCAGATGCTTTTTTTGTATAAACAATAGAAGAATTAAAAGAAGATCCAAGATCAGAAACAATCTGTTTTGCAATTTGTTTGAATGCTGTATCTAACTGTCCTGCCATTATCCTCTAACCACCCTCATCTGAAAACTACCTGCTCCACCTAGCATATATGCTCCAAGATAACTTTGTAACCAAGGATAAACATCTAAAATATTATTTATTGATCCAGTTCCCTGACTATCAGTATTATATTTAACCTGTATATCTCCTAAACTTACTTCAGAAAAGTTTCCATCTTTACCAGTAGTACCTGTAATAGCATCGGTATCATTTGCCAAAGCTCTAGCTAATTCATATTGTGCATATTTAATACCATTAGGAATTTTAGAACAAGATAATTCAACTCCATCCACCTGATAATTATTTCTTGGAAATTTCAATGCTTGTCCATCATCACATCTATCTCCATAAAAAACTAAAGTATCAATCCATCTTGTAGCTGATATTAATGCCCTTTTCTTTTGATCATCTGTTTTATTTGTCCAAGTAGAAGAATCTGGGGAAGTATCAAAATAATCATTAGCTTCTGTCAACGTGACATAACTATTAGCATTTTCTCCTTTTATTGTTGCGTTTATAGTGGCTGCCACGATTATTAAAGTAATTTAGTTTTATTGTAGCGTAAAGAAAAAACCCCACCAATAATTGATGAGGTTTTTGATGACCACAACTTAATAATATTAAGGATTAGTTCCTGTATCAAGTGGTGAGTTGACGATTAATTCAACTATAGGAATTAAATCAGCATCATATGTGATTGCCCAGTTGTTATCGTTAGCTAATGCTGCGTTAGTTGGGTTGTCAGTAGCAGATGTCCACTTAGTTCCCATAACGTGATAAGCACTGTGATAATCAACAGACATAACATCTTGC